CACCACCGATACCGGCGCCAGAACCTGTTCCGCTGATCCCTGTGTCTTTAGGTAGTATGTTTATCTCGTCAAAACCCATGAGAGCATTTCTCAACTTTTTAACTGCACCCGTCGCTTTATCAGCACTATCTCCTATTCCACCTATGTCATCACTAATAGGTGCTATTTTACCTATGTTAGAATAATCGATTTTAGGGAGAGTGAACCCAAAGAAATTAGCAAGTGCTCTAGCTGCGTCGGTGAGAAGTTTAACAAATGCTTGTAGGTAGGGTAAAATCTTCATGAGTATAGGAATCAACATATCACCTAAAGCACGTCTGAACTGTAATAATTGTTGGTTCAAAATACGGAAAGCGTTAGCTGGCGTATGAATTTCTCTAGCGAAGTTCCCTAAAATACCCTGTTTCTGTGCGGTCTGCATTATCTGTAAATATCTTAATTGAGATTTTTCGTACTGTGTCATGGTTTCGACGTTTTGCTTAATGCCATGCTCCAAAGCAACCATTTTCAAGGTGGTTTCGGACAAGTCAAAACCCCACTCCCTCATAGGTCGTGGTTGTCCTGCTATTGCACTTTCTAACTTCCGCATTGCTACCGAGTAATCAACGTTAAAGATTGTCGCCAAATCATAACCTAATTGTGTTAGGTTTCTCGACATAATTTCTGCCTTTTCTCCCATGATTCCGAAACCGGTCATCATGTTTTGAAATACAGCTTGAAAGCGAATCCACTCGGAGGGATCAATACCAAAGGCTTCCTGAACTTTATAAGCGTATTCTAATGCCTCGTCCGCCCCATCTCGTAAGGATACCCTAAAAAGGTTCAAGTTTTCTACAAAAGCATTACTTTCAGCAACCCAATCGGCTATGATGTTGCGACTAACTCGACGTAAAGTAAAATACAAAACTCCTAGTTTCACTTTTAATCGACTAATGCCTGTACCTAATACTCCATACGAGCGACTAAGCTTATTAGTGCTCCGGGTTAATCCCTCTTTCGATGTAATAAGTTTTTGAATTTTTGTCGGAAAAGCACTAAAGCCCGCTGCCACTTTGTTCATTTCAGTTGCCAATGGTTTTACGGCTTCAACCACTCGTTCGATTTGAGAAGCAAAACTCCCCATATCCATTGTAGCTAATTGTTTTGTTATTTCAGGCACTTTCTTCAACGAATTTAACGTTGAATTAAGGTTAGATTTTTGAATATCCTGTAGGGGTTTTAATGCCGATACCAATTGATTAATTTTTTCGGCGGGATTCTCCAAAGATTTTAATGCTTCGTTTAACTCTCGAAATTGGCTAGCTACTCCTGTAAGTCCGACTCCCCTTTGTGCTACACGTTTTAATCTTTCCAGAGAAGCAGTTAATGCATCTATACCTTTTACCGCATCTTGTGAGTTATGAGTTATTTCTATTTGGAGATCGTCTATTGTCGGCATTATCCTTACCCCCTTTCTTACTAGGCAAATCTAATGTTGCTGCCCATGCTTCAAAAATTGCTTTTGCTTTCTGTCGATTTGCTTTGTGTTCAGCTTCTTTGTCATTTCTTGCTTTTTCCTTTGTTAAAGAATAGGGTTTATCTAAATAAGGATGAGGTTTTGTGCCTCGTGGAGCAAAAGCATGAAGCACAGGAGAAACAGCGCATAAAGCATCATAAATATAAGCACCTTGCAACCACAGTTCTTCGTTCTTCTGTTCTTTCTTAATTTCAAAAGCTTTCTTGTAATATCTTGTTAAAGTACAATCGCCGTTCCAATATTCATCAGCCGTCATACCTATAGCAAGGTAAAACGGAAAATGTTCATAAAAGATTTCTGTGTAGGAAATTTGGGAAGCGGGGGTTAAAAACTCGCTTCCCAATTCAGTGCGTTTCCCTCGTTATCATCAGGATCCTCCATTAATGCTTCGAGTGGTTCGTTATACATTTCTGCCAATTTCTGTAACAACTCTTGCTTGTTTGTCAATTTGCTATAAATTTCATCGATTATATCTCGCTTAACAAACCGATGATGTGCTATAAAAGCTCCTGCAAACAAGGCGGGTAAAGTGGTCATTGGTTTATCGGTAATATCATTGATGTTAAAACCCTGTCTTTCCATCATTTCGATAGATTTTCTGGTGAATTCAAGAGTATATTGCTTGCCATCATACTCAAAGGAGATCTGTTTTGCCATAAAATTTTCACCTCATTACGATTCTTTTAGCTCAGGCTTAGTGGAAGGAGCGATACTTATAACCATCTCTACGACCGCATTAACTTCCGCACCGGTTAAATAAACGGTATGCTCACCCTCCCATTCGAATATACCTTCATCGCCGTTTTCACCGAATTCTAATGCATAATACAGTTTTTTACCTTCATCAGCTTTCACAGCAAGATAGTCCTGTTTAGTGTAATTACTGGTAAATGCCATCTCTCCAGCTGTTTGGACGCCATTAATGAAGGTCTGCATAGGATCGCTTAAAGTAGTAGTTTCGATTAGCTCAGGTGCTCCCCCTAAATCCGGGAAGTTTTTAATATCTACTTTCTTTGATAGCGATCCTGGGCTTGTCCCCCATTTCAAGGTAACTCCATAAGTGCTAATAGCCATAATTTTCTCTACCTCCTATAAATTCTTTCATCGGCGGAAACTACCGCCGTGTATCTACCTATCATTCGGTAAATAGTAGCGCTTTCTAAATTTGGAATAGGTTCTTTTAATATTCTTGTAAAACCCAATTTCTGAAATTCGTTATCTATGATTTTGAATATCTCTTTACATTGACTCTTTTTGCCAGTTTTTTTATTTGAATACACGTTCACTTCGTACATTAGAGAGGCGTGGTTCTCTAAACTCCCGCTGTCCTGTGTTCTCTGATATGCACTATTACCACGCTCCTCAATCGATACAGCGGGGAAGGATGCAGGGGCTTTGACATATTCACCATAAACGAAGATTGGATCGAACTCAGCACGTAAAGCTGAGGAGATTATTCCAAAGATTGGATTTTCTATATCAATCATCGCTTAAATATCTCCTTTGCTATCCTTACACTTTCCCTCTCTAAAATTTGAACGGTATTATACATGAATGGGCGACTTTCTATTCCTTTTGTCCAGTGCCATTTTTGGTCTCGTTCGTTGAAGTACCACCAACCCTTTTCACCATGATTGTTTACGTCATATCTCCACCCTTGTAAATCTGCGACAGGATGGCTTGAGTTCTTGCCTACAACACCTGTTCCAAACTCAACATAAACTGCGTATGGAACGTTTGTTTTGATAATTCCTACCTGTGTAGAGGGGCTATAGTAACCTGTGATACTTTCTTCTAATTCACCTGTATAAAAAGCACCTAGTTCCCTGACTTGCGCCTTGGCGACTTCTACACCATAATCGGTGAGCCTTTCAATGAGTAAATGGACCTTATTTTTCAACTCACCCTTGTATTTCTCAACCTCTCTAATGGCTTTTGAAATTGAATCTTCTGAAAGTTTAAAAACTATAGGTTTATTCACTTACACTCACCTTGCTTACAGCGTAAGAAACGCTGTTTAGGCTTTTAGCCACTTTCTTTACGATATAATCGTGGGGCTTGGTTGTATCTAATGAATCTATCCATAAGATGCTTGTTTCGGAGATGGGAAGGTTTATATCGTCTGTAACGAGGATCTTGTCGTAATTCTCCATCTCGCCAAATTGCCTGGTAGAATACTCGCCTCTCGCGGCTGATACGTTGATTTTCAAAGGTACGGGTTCACTATATAAAACCTCGTACTCCCCTGTCGGGTTCCCATACTCGTCTGTTAAGGGTTTTTTACCCTCGTACAAGGCGTAGTAAATCGTTTGTTTATTACGTTCTAACGTTCTCACCCAAACACCCCCACGTAAGGGGTTATCCCTTTCATGAGGCTTTCGGGAACATCTGCGCTTTCGTATGCTCGGCTTATGCCATTTTCACTATGGGAAATCTGTCCTTCCGCCCCTCGTTTATTGTATAAATATACAGCTATCTCAACTTGTTTTGTAGCATACCGGGAGGGTACTTCTTCTATTGAATCGTCGTAGGGGTAAACCCTGTCTAGTATCTTCTGAGCAGAAAGGGTCAAGAGCATGAGCAGCAAATCATCTTCGCTATTGTCACCCTGCTTACCTAACAGTGTTTTTAATTGATCAAGTTTGTTCATCATCTCGGCCACTCACGCCACCTCCCTTTTACTATTCTGCGGCAACTACTTTCTTAGCGTTGGAAAGAACTTTACCTAC